GAATCGACAAGTGCTTGCAGACGCTTGATCTCTCCTTGCAGTTCTGGATAGTCCTGCGCTACGTTCAGCACGTTCTTTGAAGTCTTCTCGATCAGAGCGTAGCGTGCGCGTCTCTCTGCGAGTCGTTGCAGGATCGCTGCTTCGTCTCTGTTCGCATGACGGATCTGACGTGCTCTCTCGATAGGATCGACGTAGTTCTCTGCTTCCTTGACAAGCGGACTGACGCGTTGAACGTTGATCAGCTTGTTATTGATGCGGAAGTACTGATAGCCGTACTTAGGCGACACGTCCTTGCTGTACTTCTCGAACTCTTTGAGACTGTTGAAGACTTCGTTCGTCTGCGGGTCGTAGAAGTAGATCTTGCCTTTCTCCTTGACCATGTTGAACGTGTGACCAGACTTGCCGCCCTTCCAACGACATTCGATCTGGAATACTCCGTCTTCGCCAGAAGCGACATCGTTCCAGATCTCCGACGCTTTCTTTGCACTGCGCCAGTGAGTGACAAGCTTTCCGTCCTGCGTCTTCCATGCTTCGCGATAGTTGTGACACAGATACTCGAAGTCCTTTCCTTTGAACGCTTTCGCTTCGATGTTGAATCCCATGCGTCGCAGTTCGTACACTGGCGCACACGTCTGACAGTTGATCGTGTAAGGCTTGTCGCGCTTTTCATCCCACTTAGGATTGAGCGACAGCTTGCGTCCAGTAGCTTTCTCCAAGTACTTTCCGTTTGGATCGTAGATGTATTTCTTCTTGTAGTGAGGATTGACGCGCATAGTGTCAGCCTGCTCATGAGTCATCCTGCGTCCTTTCTTCACTCCGACAGCTTTCTCAAACTCGCGTAAGTTCGCTTTCTGTTCTGCTGTGAATCCTTCCCAGACGATTGCATCCCACTTCTGCTGTGTCTGGACTCCTTGCATTGCTCTCTGGAACGTCAGAGCGATGTTCTGCGTGTTTCCAGACTGGATCGCTGACTGCAAGCTGTCTATACGTGTCTGCAAAGCAGGACTGATCTCGATGTCGGACTGCTTGATCGCGTTCTGGACTTGCTGCATCTTGCGCTCGTTCCAACGCTGCTGAATAGCTGCTGCGTCTCTGGACGCGTGACGCTCCTTCGCGATCTGCCAGACATCTTTCGGCTTGTTCTGGATCACAAGTCCTTTGCTGATGTCTCCGTCAACGTAGTTCTGTGCGATGAAGTACGGCTTCACTGCTGCTGCGTTGATGCGATCCGTGTTCGCTGCGATCCATTTCTTGAAGTTGTCTGGAACGTCCTTGATTTCCTGCGCCTGCATGTCAACAGTACGCGGATCGTTGCCGTTTAGGATCGCTTTCTGCATAGCGATGAAGTCATTCTCCTTTGCGAGTATAGGAACGACGTAGCAGAGACAGTGCGGATGCCAACCAGTGAACTTGAAGCCTTTCGGGTACTTTCCTGCCAGTAAGTCGCAGATGTCGCCCTTCGGCATTCTCACTTCATGCTGTGCTGACTTCTTGACTTCGAATCCGATGACGAAGTCCATGCGCTCCCAACGATCTTCGTCTGCTGTGCGATACGCTGCGTTCGTCTCTGTGCGTGTCAGACGCATAGCGTTCTTGTAGCTGCTGCGATAGACACCGCGTCCAGTATGGAACGCTTTCGCATTCTCCGACAGATGCAGCTTTCCGTCAGATCCTTTGACTCGACGGAAAAGCTTGTCTGGATATTTGAGATACTTGCGGACTTCGCGTGACATCTGCGCTGCTGACGCGCCCTCTCCGAGTGATACAGTGATCGCTGCTTCCATTTCAGTGCGAAGCTGACCAGTGTACTTCCAGACGCGCTGTGAGAGATTCAGACCGCCTACGTCCTGCGTGCGTGCAAAGAACTTGTCTACTGCTTCGCTGTTCCTCTCGAACCAACGCGCATAGAGCGATCTGTCTTTCAGCTTCCAACCGAAGATCGACTGGATCATCTTGTCGCATGAGAGATTCGCGAACTCCCATTCAGCTTCACAGTCTTTCTTGATCTCTGCGTACACTTGCGAGTAGAGCGAACGGATGACGCGTGACGTTTCATCCCCGACGCGCATATTGTCAGCGAACGAGAATTTCTTGTCTGCTGTCAGATCTGGATGCTGTGAAGCGAGCGCAAGCAGACGATCGACAGCGAGATCATAGAACTTCTTCACGCGTTGCGCGTAGATCTCCTGCCGAACGAACATTCCTGCTGCGTAGCGATCCAGAATAATGTCTTTCTTGCTTGCCATACGCTAAGATGTCAAACGTTACTCTGCGCCAGTCTTATCGTCTTCTTCCTCTCCGAGTCCGAGAGCCTGACGCTGCGCCTGCGCGAAGATGTCGCGCTGTTCCTGCGTGCGCTTCTCGCTGTCTTCTTCCAGACGCTTGATCTCACTGTGCTTGTCCTTGATAAGCGGATTCTGCTCAACACCAGTCTCGACTGACATTGTGCCAGAGTCGATAGACTTGCTGATGTTCTCGATAGCTTCTGCGATGTCCTCTCCGAACGGCTCTTGAAACTCATGCGTAGTCTTCAACGCGTCGCATTCTGCTTTCAGAGACACGTCCAGAACGTTTCCGATGATCGATGCACAGAGTCCTGCGACACGATCAAGCAGTTCATCGTGATTCTCCTTGTGCTTCTGCGCCTTGATGTTAGCAAGAATCATCATCTGCTTCAAAGCTTTGCCAGTGACGTTCGAAAGAGACTTCATGTTCTCGAAATCGATGTTCGGTGTGAATGTCTTCGACAAGATGTGATTCTGCAACCACTCGACTTCATTCTTTTTTGACTCTGGTGCTGCGTCCCATGTCAGATAGAACGCTGCTTCCTCTGCCTTAGATCCAGTCTTCTTGATCAGAGTCTTGTTTTCATCGTCTTTGTCTGGCATGTTCTTGATGATGTCAGCGTCCAGAATAAGCATAGGGTCGCTGAAATAGTCGTTCGTATCAGCCGTGCGCGAAGCTATGTATTCCTCGCGATGAATCATCGGCTCGACACCTTCCCACTCCTTATCCTGCGAGAAATAGATCACTGGGATCTTCCCTACAAGATTTTCCTCTGGAATGACTTCCCAACCAAGCGCAGTACGCTTGCAGTGATACGTCACTTCGCGAGTAAACAGATCGATGTGATAGACGCTGCTTCCAGATTCCTGCAAGTAGTAGCCCCAAGCGACGCTGATCAGATTCTCGTACTGATCCCACTTTGTATAGATCTCGTCCCCTTTGGAAGCTGCAAGTACACGGATCTGACAGTCTGCCTTTCCTTCGTCGTTGCGGAAGACGCGCCAGAGCATAGCTGACTGTGTCTCTGATCCTGCAATACGCTTGCACTGACGGATCTTCGCGTTGAAGTGTGTCTTCGTCAGCAGATCAGTGAAAGCCTTGAAAGCCTTGTCTGTGTGCTCGCTGATCATACCCCACTTGACTGGCTGTCCGTAGATGAACACAAGTGCGATCTCGTTGATGAAGACTGGATAGCCGATAGGAAGCTTCCAACGCTTGATCTTGCGCTTCAAGTTTCCGTCCTTGTCGAGAATGATCTTGTCCTCGCGTTTGTTGATAGCGTGCAACTTCGGGTCGTACTCACGTCTTGCGATCGCTGTTTCTTCTGCCTTGCTCTCCATTGATGCAAGTACGCGACTGATGTCACCATTCTGAATCAGTTGCTCAAAATCCTGCTTACGTCCGATCGCTGCGTTCAGCAGATTAAGAAAAGAATCAATTACAATCATACGTTTTTAAATTATTAGAATAAATTATTGATGTTCTTTGGCATTACGAAATCGTCGTTCTTGAAGTAGTTTATCGCATATCCGAGAATATCGACGAATTCGTCATGAAGTCTTTGAGGGAATCCGCACACTTGATCTATGAATTCATCGTTCCAGTCTCCTTCAACGATGTAGACGCGTCCGCACTCGATCGTAGGACTGACAGCATGCAGTCGTTCCGCTTTCGAGTCCGTCGGTGTCGGTGTTCTTGTCACGTTCAGTCCGCTGATCGCTTCGAGCGTCTGCACTACGCTGATTCCGTTCGCTTTCGGCTCTATACGCAGCGATGACTGCGAAGATCCTTCGTTCGCTGCCATGTACTCTGGAAGGAAGCGGATCAGATCTGGGAACGTCTTCCAGATTTGCATTGCGTTGTAGACGTAGATGTTGTTCTGGATCATGCAAGCTGCGAGAATGCCAGTAGGATCGTTGTCGGACTTCTTTTTCTTTTCGTCGTATGCTGTATCGACGAAGAAGTGCATTGTCTCATTGTAACGCAGAGAGTAGAAGTCAGAGCGCGAGATCTTGCGAAACCATGCTTCCTTTACGATATTACCGCCCTCTGCGCTTGGCTTCTGCATGAACTGTCCTGCATATCCGCGTGATCCGAGATCGACCTTCGCTTCTGCGAGCACTTCTCTGTTCAGACGGATCGGATCGAGAAGACCGTCAACGTAGTTCTTTCGCAGTTCAGCAGGCTCTACGTCTTCGCAGTCTTCCGCAGGGAGATTGATGTGTTTGATCTTGTCTTTCTTCTTCGACAGCAGATAGCCAGTGACATCGTCTTGATGAAGACGTTGCATGATCGTGATCGTAGGAGTGACAGCCTTGTCAACTTTACGCGAAGACAGTGTCTTGACGTGATCGTTCGCTACTTTACGCATCTGATCGGACTCTGCCTGCTTCGGGTTGACTGGATCGTCGTTGATGATGATGTGAGCGTGAAAGCCAGTGATCGTAGATCCAGTAGAAGACGCGTAGCGGAAACCGCCCGCAGTGTTCTCGTAGTTCTGCTTTCCAGACTTATCGTGTCGGATCTCGACTTCTGGAAACAGCATCATGTATTTCTCTGACTGGATGATGTCTTTCGACTTCGTAGCGTGATCCAGTGACAGTGCAGATGAATAAGAGTTGCTGATGACGCGGATCGTCGGATCGTTAGTCCAGAGCCATGCAGGGAACATGACAGTCACGATCGTAGACTTCGTCGTAGAAGGTGGAATGTTCACGATCAGATCGTACAGCTTCGGCTTTCTCTCGAACACTGGCTGCGCAAGCTTCTGCAATTCATCGCAGAGATACGGAATGTGCCAGTTGTAGACTGGATCTTCGTGAATGATAACGTCCCAGAACGTCTTCACGAAGTAGAACAAGTTGTTCCTGCATTCGTCTGCAACTGCACGCACAAACAGATCTTTAGTCAGCTTCATTTCCTTCACTTTCTGTTTTTATTCGTCTCTTTTCCTTGTGAACGCGAAGACTACGAAAAGCAGTCCTGCTGATACGACGATCAGCTTCGCGATCTTACAAAACGTCAGTATCTCCATGATCCTATTGCTCCTTCTTTGTTGACTCCTTAGTGTTGATGATCTTCTCTCCGATAGCGAGCACTGCCGCTTTCTGTTCCGCTGTGAGAGCGTCCAGATCGATCGACTGCTTCGGCATCAGATCGCGTCCGTTCGCTCCAGTTGCTTCGATGTTCTGACGATTCTTCCATTCGTCAGGCGCAAGATTCGTCAGAGCGAAGATCAGTGCTGCTGTGTCTGGCGGGTATCGCTTCGTTGTCACGCTCTGATTCTTGACTACGATCTGACTCGTTTTCGGATCTCGCATGTATTCCGTCTTCGTTTCGTCATAGCTGAATCCGAGTGCCTTATCCCAGAGCGACTTCTGCAAGCGATCGACGATCGTCTTCTTGAACTCCGACTTTGCATTTTTTATAGCGTCAGCAAAGTCAGCTTTGTCTGGATCTTGCAGCCACTCGTAGAACGTTGTCTTCGTGATCCCTGCTTTCGCGGCAGCTTTCTCCACAGTGTCGCCATTCTTTAGCGACTCTATGAGACTGTTGATCGTTTCGTCATCGTACTTCATCTTTGTATAAGATATTTAGTTATTATATATTATTCTACACTGCTACCTATATATTCGAAGCTTGCTGTTATGCGTGCGTGCGAAGTGACGTTCACTTGTCTGACTTTGCTCTTGCTGACTCCTGCTGCGCGTCCTATTCGCGTCGTGATCCAGTTCGGGTTGTTTTTCCTCGACATGATCAGCACAGTGTGCGAAGTCGTACAGATGTATCTGTTTCCTGCGTCCTTGTATCGCTGTGCGATGAAGTCTGTCAGATGTCTGCTGATGCCGATTCCTTGATAGTCTGGAAGAACGACGATTCTGTGCTCTCGCCAGATGTTCTTCGTCTTCGGATGCGGAAAAGCCAGAACAGCGACCATTGCTGCGAGACTGCCGTTCACTGTGGCGATATAGACGTGCGCTGCTTCGTTGAAGCTGTAGTTCAGATAGTGATACTTCCTAAATATTCGCCAGTAATGCTGTTTCTCCTTTGTCTCGAAGATGTCGATCTGGATGACTGGTCTATTTTTTTTTTGAGTTTCGAGATCCATGATCTGAAACTGCATCGTGTCCGTGTTGAATATCCAGTCTGGCATGAGCCATTCCTGCACGTCGAAATGACAAGTCACTGCGACGAACTTCTTCTTCGCGCGTCTGACAGCTTTCTGCAACGCGAATGATCCGATCTTCGCCACGTCTCGATCCACGACGCTTGTGAACTCGTCGAAGACGAACATGTCTCTGTTCTCCAACATTGCGCGTGCGATGTCGCAGCGCATCTTCTCTCCGTTCGACAGTACACTGTAAGGCTTTAGCCAACTGGGGGGGGCAGAAAATCCGACGCTGTTCAGTGCCTTGCAGATCTCCGTGACGCTTGCATCCTTCGGCATATCGTCAAGTATCGACTCATGCGTGTACTGCATCTGATCGACGATATAGTCTGCGAACAGTTCGCGTGCGATCGTTGTCTTTCCAGTTCCAGAGTGTCCGACGATCAGTCCGATGTTCCACTTTTCGGGAAGCGTGATGTCGCCCTCGAAGTGCTCCGTGACATGCTGCGTCTGCAAGTCGTATGTTCCCATGACGCTTGCGACGCGGAATGACTTTCGCGGATCGTGCTCCTTTATAATGTCAAAATGCGGCATTCGTACCCCCTTTCCTGCATTTCGTCGTAGATCGCTTGCAGAGCACCTTCCGTCTTGCAGTCGATCTCTAACTTGTACTGCTGCTTGATGTCGCCAGAGTAGTCCTTTGCGGACTGTTCAGCCTGCGCGAACTTCAAGCCCCATTCCTCTGTGTCGATGTTGAATCTCTCCTTTGCGCGATCGAGTGCTTCCTTGTTCCATTCCAGATCGACATGCGCGATCTGATTGTCAGTGAAAGCCATTTCGCGTCCTTGCTGTGAGTCGAGATCCACGTCCATACGCTTGACAACGACAAGTTCGTCTCCGTTAGTAGGAACGATGATCACTTTCGTCTCTCCGATGTTCGACGCTGTCTCTACGACTCCGTTTCCTGCGATCAGTCTGTTGTTCTTGTCTACAAGCACAGAGCGACCGAACTTGTTGCGACGGATCGACTTTTCAAGCATAGACATACCGAATTCAGTATGCTTGTTGAAGTTGTCATCATCTGGGATCAATACGCTGATGTCCGTCTGGATGACTTGTGAACCGTTGATGCTTTCTTTCTTTGCCATATTACTTTGTTTTCGAGTTGTGCTTCATTGCAGCAACGCTGCAAATATACAAAATAGTGACTAATAAACACCGCTTTCAGCCGAAAAAAATCACTTTTGAAGTGAAAAAATCCGTCTGAAAACAGTGTAGTGATTCTAAGTAACTTAGCATATTATATATATAATATATAAGCTATTACAAAGAAGCTTCTTTAAGCAAAAAATTCCGTCAGAACGGAAGATCGTCAGAATTTTCATCATTTCCGTCCGTCTG